CGTGCCCTGGCAGAGCGTCCTTCACTACTCCCAGATGAAACTTTCTGGCTTCTTCTACCGATAGGTGCCGACTGCGTAGATATTCCTCCGCTACTGTTATATGTCTTGCGTATTGTTCTGTCGCCTGTTGGAGAAATGCTCTCTGCGAATTTGACAGCCTCACGATAATTACCTCCTTCCTTATAAATAATCAAGTTGTATATGTCTCCACCTGCTGAGCAAGCGTGACACTTAAATTTATTTTCATCGTAGTTGATTGCCGCTGATGCGTGTTTGTCATCGTGAAATGGACACCGCATCTTACGCCAGCCACTGCCACGACTGGGCAGGCTGGCGTTTAAGTACGCCAGATAATCTTCTACTTTATGTTTTTCCATTTGCTTTTAATAGTAACTCTATCCATACACTTGCTGGCATAGATGCATACCATTCTCCTACATCTCCTTTTCTAATTCTTTTATGAATAACTACACCTGTCCAGGCTTTATCATTCTTCATTTCTATTTTTAATTCTTCTATCCACGCTGACAAATCAATCTTCTTATGGTCTTTAACTTCTATGGTTACACCTAGCACACCGCTGACATCGCCTTTATCTAGTTGTGCTCCTGCGATTCTGCGTTCTGCATAGGGAAACCATTTCTTTAACCATTTAACTACATCTCGTTCTGCTCTAGAACCTTTTGCCTTACGTGCATTACTCATACCATTGCATCTTGCTGCATATATCTGACCATAATGTCATCTAAATACATAGAGTCTGGGTCAAAAGATAGGGTTACATAATTGTTACCTGTCTGGTCTGCCCTACCATAGCGGTTCTTTACTGGTGCTACGCATAACATATTCGTATCTCCCTGTTTCATTTGACCTATAGTTAATACCATTGCTGGTATCTGGTTAACTAATCCTTGAACTGCTGACCTTGGCTGGCAAGGAAATCCTTCAAAGCCTTCTTTGGTGTGGTGCAATACTAGAACTGCAGCGTTTGTATCTCGTGCTAAATACTTTAGTTCTTTCATTGCAGCCCGCATACCTTGGAATTCTTCGTGTCCATCCATTGCTATATCCATTAGGTTATCAACAACAATTAATGTTGGGCTTCTGCCCCACACTGTCTCGAATGCAGATACTTCTTCGTCTAAATCTTTTAGAGTAGGAGTAGATTCAAAACACCAGAACAAATGATTATTCTGTAAAAGAATTTGATTTGCTTTCTCTGGTTCTTTCTTTAGCATTCCTTCTGCTGCTGTCTGTGGTATAGCACTAGTCATTGCTATCAAACGCATAGCCATCGTGTGTGCATTGGTATCTGCTGAAAAGTAAAGTGTTGGATACTTAACTCTTGCAGCAATAGCCAATGCTATTGAAGACTTACCTGCGCCTGGAGTTCCTGCGATAACTGTCACCTCGGCTCTACGCAGGATAATACCTGCTCTCTCAAAAGCCTTAAAGGCTGGTGGCAATGGTTCGCCACCAACCTCTGGCTTATTGATTGAACGCCTAAGCGTTTTCATTTGTACATTCTTGTATTACTTCACCACATTCTTCACAACAAGTTGCATTACAATCTGCATACATATTATTGTAGTCATAATCAGTGCTATGTAATTCACAAGAATCTCCAATTTCACTAGCATTACAACATTCAGTTAAAGTTATCACTGGAAATTGTATTAGATTTTTCATTATTTAACTTGGTCTGGAACGAATGTGTTCCAAGCAGAGTCTGTTGTCTTGAGATAAACATTTTTACATTTATCAAAAGAACCTTTAGGTGCTGGGCAGAAATAACCGCGATACATAGAACCGTCTTTGCCAGTTCCTTGGATGGCTGTCATCTTTCCGTGTGGACAATTGCGTCCACCTATTGATTGTGTTGGCGTTGGAATAATACTTGCACCTAAACTGGCAGCAATATTTTCCGTTGTCATTGGTGTTGATACTTTGATTGCAGCCTCTACTTCTTTGACTGCATCTGCAATTGTGTGGATACCGTGTGCAATCATATCTGCAAACTGTTCCGCTGTTTCTGCTCGTAATGTAATACCAGTACCGCCTGAAGTTTTAAGGTTGATACTGATAGGTGCTTCTGTTGAAGCCATTGTTTCCTCCTACTCGAATGGAGTTGTTAGACCTTTTTGGTCTCTCCATTTTCTTACTTTCATTGCGAAGTCTAAACCTTTTTTGCCTTCTTTGATATCAATGAATACCAACTGACACTTGCCAGTGCCTGCTGGTAGATGAATGATAATGGCTTTGTCAAGATTTATATCTCCCCAACTGCCACGGCTTGCCGTAGCAGGGTCATACGGTAAGCCGTGGGCATAGATTGCCAACTGTATTGCGATATTATTTGGATGGTCTATTCGACCAGTCTTAATATCTGCAATGAACCGTTCACCCTTATACTCAACAACTCTATCTGGAGTACCTGCTATCTTATATTTATCTAAGACTGCAAATGTTTCCACATATATTTTGCTGAGAATTCTAGTTGTCTGTTCGTATGCTTTTAAGTCTGTTAAGTAAGGCTCTGGTACTACAACTTGTTGTCCTTTATCTAACGACTCTGCAAACTTATGTATTGCTGTGCCAACATTGGCTGCTTTATTTGCACCTGCTATTGCCATAGCATCTTCAATATACTGATTGATTGCTAATTTATCATCACCTGCTGCACTGATTGCAGCAAGTATGTCTGGTCTTGTAGTAAACCCAACTGCTGCCATTCGCATTTTCCAAGCGGTCAATGCTCCTGCATCATCTAATGAATTAGCAATGGTTGTTGCCCTTGTATAAGCAACTGCTGTCTTACCTTTAGGCGGGATTACTAGTGGTCTACCATACTTATCCCGCTGTATTTCTGTTGTCATCTGACTCCTATGTAATAGGTAGCCCTAAGAAAGGAGACTCTAAAGAAGGGCTACCTACCGTGTAATAAGTATATCACATAGTTGTAATTATGGAATACCTATTAAACCTCTTCGATACTTACTACCTCTACCTCGTCAGCATCTACATTTAAGTCGCCCATATCAACAGATACATATGCATCTTCGACTAGTTCTCTGGCTTCTTCTTCTGACATTGCCTCTACATCATCTATATGTGCGTGGATATTTACATAGATTTGCCACTTCTTACTTATTTTATCTACACCTATAGACTCAAGTAGGTCGTTGATAGTATCTAAGGTAAGAGTTACTTCTGTATCTCCACCTAATTCTTCAACAAAGAACTCTCTAACTTTTGTTCTGACTTCAAATAATCTATTACGGGTATAAGTTAATGATTCTTTATTGGCTGTTAAATCAGATTGAAAACTTTCAAGATTAGTATTACAGCCTTCTATATAATCGTGTAATGATTTCTCATCTGGAAAGTTATAAACTGTTCCACTTACTGTTACTGATATTGCTTCCATTATATCTCCTTGTCTGTTTGTTGTTCTTTACAATCTGGGCAATCACAATACCAAGCGTGTGGTAACCAAGCATCTAAATGATGTTGTTCTGCAATAGCCCAGGCTGGTGCAGAAGTTTTTCCACGCCAAGTAATTCCTTCTGGTAGTTCAATTAAGCGTTCTGTTGCTTCATCATAGAAAGCGTCAATTGCTGCAATACACACTGGTACCATTGATACTGGTACTGGTGGGTAATGATTGTTTTGTAACTGTATTCTTAGTTGTGTTTCTATTGGCAATGGTTGTAGACCTTCTACTCCATTAGCCAATTCTGTACTTAGATTGTTTCCCATATGTCTCCTTTGTTAGAACAGCGGGCAAGAAATGAGGAAACCTACCCGCTGTTTATTAGAACTAACTGTTTAGTAGTTCTAATGCTTTTAGTTTGATGTTGTCACTTTGTCCTGACATTGTTTTGACTGCAAGGTTTTTACCCTTAGAGTTATAGTCTGCGTACTCAACCACTGCTTGCCAGAGTCCGAACTCCGTATGCCGAATGTTCTCTTGACTTGGTGATAGAGAATAGATTTGGTGGGCAATACTCCGTGCTCGTTGAGCATTGGTCTGTTGCTTGCGCTCACCTTGGGATAGCATTTCATATGGTGTCTCCTCAATCTTAGATGGAAGTGGAAACACCTTTTTGAAATAGTTAATAGCCGACTCTCGACTATCCACTTTCTTGTTGATTAGATAATTGGCTATTGTTTTATAGTCTTCTACCATATCGTAAGATAGTTGGATAATATTTCTAATATCTTGAACTGATAGTTGAGAGTTAGTTGTATGAGATAGTCTGTAAGTATACTTGTTTGTATTCCTATAGAGTTTATTTATTTGGTTCATACAAAATAACCGTTCAATAATAGGTTTAATTACTACTGAACTGCTGCCATCGTGACTAGTTTTGGCTAGTAAGAATGCTGAGTGTGGGTCGTTGGCTACTGTTATCTCATTAGGTAAAGACATTAACATCCATACCTTTGCACCGCCATCATACTCACCTGCTGCTGCATATCTGGCATCACCAGAATCAATCAATGAATCTAATGCCCCAAATATTTCTGCATTCTGAAATGGTTTGTAGCGATTACCAACTACACCAATGGCTGTTGTTTCACCTGTTGGTGTTGTCTTGATAACTGCTTTCTTTTTATCTACTGGTATAACTGTAGGTACAACTAATGTCTGCCCTTGTGAAGAACCTGTGCCTTCAACTGGCTTAAAATATTTAGCCTGTAAATCTACTAGTGATACTGACCAGTCTAGTCCTGCTTGACTGGCTACTTCTGCTGCTGAACTAGCCACTACTGCTTTACCTGCCTGTTTCCAGGCACCTGGTCTATATCTAGTGATGGCTAACTCTTGTTGTTCTAACTGTTGTTCCATTATTTTCTCCCTTCTATTTGTATTGTTTCTAACCATTGAACACCCACAACATTAAGATAATTATTGCGAATAAGTTCATAACGGATTGCACCTTCAACTTCTTCCGCATCTAATTCTTCGGAATCGTGTTCGGTTTGAACAGCCAATTTATAAACATATATTGGTCGCATAGGATTACCAACTAGAATGATAAGTATAGGATAATTCTTTTGCCTCTGGCATATCTATAATCCTATTTAGTTGTGTAATAGTATCTTCAATATCTTTCCAATACCATTCATTGTATTCTGTATCACCGAAGAAGAAACCTTCCTGTGTTGGCAGCAGAGTAGTATCTTTACTTTCTAATGCCTTTACACATAGGTCTCTAAGAGAAATTAAATTTCTTAGATTAACTGGATACGGATTGCAGTCATCTACTCCGTCTTGTACGTTGTCAACAAACCATTTGTGAATCTGGTTTGCTTTACGCCAGTAAGCCACATTGACTGAGACTTCTGCCCCGTATATGTCATTGCTTTGGACTTTGTCTAACCCTGCGTTGCTGACTATATTGTTATATACTTCTGCAGTTGTCCAACTATCGTGGCTAGACTTTTCATAGTCAATGCGAGGTACATACTTACCTGCATTGAGATACATATCTAATCCCATTGTTATCCTTTCTGTTGTTAATACCAGCCTTTGTTTAGCCAGTGTTGCCAGGCACGAGATGGCTTTCCATATCTTGATTTGATATAAGCCAGCCCCTGCTCAATCTGGAGCGGGGCTGGCGTGCCTGGTTTTAGATTTAATAGTTGTGGTATGCCGTATGCTGTGGACTTAGGATTATCTGCAGTTTCTTTCCAAGCAGATTCTTTACCCCAAAGTTTGGCTAGTGCTACCCACTCATACTTCTTCCACTCTGGGTAATACCAACGCATATAACCCTGTGCATATGACTTGGCTAATCGTGGTGTCCATTTGAAGCCTTTGTCGTACTCACATTTAATTGCTACTGCCATAGCATAGGTCGGGCTAGGATATACAATTAGCCAACTGAAACTGAGTATCCAAGTTAGATAAATGGATAATAGTCTAGTCATATTAGTCACCAATTGAATACAGTCTATTCCAACATTTACTGCAGACTCCAGATATAAATATCTCTCTGTCTGCTGGGCTTAGATTTGGAAATATATCCTGTATATACATACGCTCAGACTTAGGTTTATCTAGTTCTATATACTGCCACTGCTGCATTACATATATGTATGGCTCGGTGCATACTGAACAGTTAACTACTTTGCGGGATAAGGTATCTTCTTTCATAGCCAACTGTCCGTCTTTGCATAAGCACAACTCTGGCATAAATAGTAGTTGTCTTCATTTTGCCATTCGTATTTCATTAGGATTTCTAGTCCACATTTAGTGCACTCAGCATTAAAGTATGTAGTTCTAGTATCTTGTGTGTTCTGGTCTGACATTTGTTTGCTCCTGTTCTATTGGGTCATCTTTGACTACTTCCATAAAGTTGCACTCTACGCATACTATTAGTGCAGTTCCTTTACTTTCTATTTCATACCACATATGGACGTGGTCGCCACCTATATCAGGCATTTGTCTCCCTATCTAGTTTAAGAATAGTAGCAGTAGCACCTTCATTTAACTTCTCTAATACTGGTTCTACTGCTGGTGCTATTAAGTCTACTAATATTTCTTGTAGCATTTTTGTTCTAGTGAACTCGTCCAAGGCTAGGATTCTTTTACCTAGTGGACTAGTCTCGTCTACTTCTGTCACGAATGCAAGGTGGTGCTTTAACTTAACCATTTGTTGTCTCCTTTATATTTTATATACTTGTATATGAATACTGGTATGCCGATAAGTAGAACGGCTATGCTTACTGCTCGCAGCAAGTCTGTCATAGAGTCAAGATATATGTCAACCATCAACTCGAAGTCAACCATTGTCTCTTGTCCTTGCTTCTCGCATACGTTTGTTATGGTCAATTAAACTATTGTTGTATTGACGTAGATGGATATTACTAACTAGTAGTAATCCCATAGTTACTATGCTGCCAACTAGTGCTATCAGCATTGCTGTCAGCGTTGTTATATCTAAATACATTGATAGATTCCTTTCGACTCGTAGTCATCTGCATTACTTACCTGTTTATTTAGTTTTATTCTACTATTATTTGTTGTCTTAAAGTTCCTTGTTGGATTTCGTCAAGGATATACTCAATAAACGAGTCTTTAATATACTCGTTTATCAAGTCTTTGTTTCTTAACTCTTTATTTGAAAAAATATTATCTAGTTCATCAAAGTTAAGGCTAAGAGTTCCAGTTCGTTTATTCATTTATTTGCCTCTTTTTTCTTGCACTCGTGAGTAATAACTAATGCTTTTAGAATAAAAGGGTCATCGTTTTCAAATACTTTTCCACACTCTAGACAGGTTTTAGTCATTACTTGTTTTTCCTTTCGACTTGTAGTTATCTGCGTTATTTACTTGCCCGCTTGCAAAAAAAATAGAGCAGGCTGAGTGAGCCCGAAGACCCACTCAGCCTGTGACTGATTACCAGTGAGGACACTCTACATATTTGTTTATCTGTAGATGACAAACATTGCAGATTGTGTCCGTCTTTGGTAATGCTAGATACTTAAACATCTCTAGCGGTGCTAATAATGGAATAAAGCCCTTGGCAGTTGGGAACATATTGCTAGGTAGTCTATCGCCAATGTTGTAGCCTAACTCCTCAAGAAATTCATAGCGTTCGTCAACTATTGAACCATCTACAAGTTTGGCTGGAACTTTGAGTTTGGTTTTAGAGGAAACCCAGTCGTGCTGGGAAGGTTCGCCCTTGTTGGTAGACCAAACTTTAGGGTAGATGAGATTACCTTCATCTACTATCTGATAAGCATTCTGAGCGTCAACTGGCTCGCGTTCTAATGTGCACTCGGAGCAGTAGACCTCTTTGGTATCAAGAGAACTTGCTAGGCTGTCGTGTTCACAACCTAGCAGTTCTATGTGGCTCTGAAGAGCGAATGACATATTAGGCTAATGAAATCTCAGTAGCAACTAAGTTGTCATACCAGCGATTCTTTTGCTCGCTGAATGTTGAAGTCATCTTGCCAGTTATGTTAACTACAAACTCACCATCTGATGTGATGTTGTCAGTGATGAACTTCATCAGTCTTTGGTCATTTGTGTTGACCAAACGGGAGCAGACAAACTTGCCGTCAACTCGGTCAAGAACTGAAAGGTTGATACCTTTTTTGTTCTTGGTAGGTAGAACCTTGTTAACTAGTACTTCATTAAATGTGAAAGTATTCACATTAGTTCCTTTCTGTTAGAGCAACTGCTCTAGCACAAGCGCCAGAGCAGTTGTGAAGTCAGCATTTGCTAACTTTTCAAAACCCAGACCTTCAGAGCAGTCAAGCCAGACGCTTTTCCTGGCTTGATGGCTCTGATATTTGTTTTTACTGGGGAGCGAATAGTTGTTTGAGCGACCGAGGGAAGAGCAGCCCTGCTAGCGCTCACCTGTATAGTACAGGCTAAGCCGTAGGCAAGCAGTCTGGGGGTCTAAATGACCCCAGACTGATTAAAGTAGTGGGAACCACCTAGATGTATCTCCCAAAAAGATTTTCCCGTACAAACTTTATATAACTTATGCCCTAGTAGAATCAGTATAAAATACTGCTTTCCTAATAGTGTGATGAATATCACCTACTCCAAACCGTTCGGTTTGGCTGTTTGAACGGATTAATATATATAGGGGCATAAATTTTTTGCCCCTGGTAGTTAGTTAGTAGCAAACCTTTAGGGTTTGCGTTACAGACTGTATCTACTACCTGTTACTAACTACCTGTTACTAACTAACTGACTATTATGAAAACGGGACACTTATGACTTTTTCTAAAGGTGCTGGGCATCCACGCACCGAGGCTATGCATTTGGCAAAAGCCAAAGTGCTAGCCCTTGTAGCAGAAGGACATTCTGTCCATAAGGCTATGGAGTCCTGTGGCAAGAAGCCCGATACTGTCCGCATATGGTGTCTAAGGGATAAGAAGTTTGCTGCCGATTTGGCAGAAGCAAAAGAGACCGCCAAAGAGGCTAGCCTCAAGGCTATCGGCGTAGCAAAAGACGATGTTACCTTTCCTCAGTTCTCTGAGATATTCCTAGGGCAAAAGGTGTTCCCACACCATCAGGACTGGATTGACCTACTAGAGGACCGTGACCCATCTTGGCTTCACCCATCTATGATATACGACAAGGGCGACCCTAATAGGCTCTTAGTGAACGTGCCTCCTGAGCACGCCAAGAGCACAGTCATCACAGTTAACTACTCAACATTTCGCATCGCTCTCAATCCTAACATCCGCATCATTGTGGTTTCTAAGACGCTTATCAAAGCGAGAGAGTTCGTTTACGCAATCAAGCAACGTCTGTCCCACCCGAGGTGGCTTAAGTTACAAACAACATATGGTCCCGAAGGAGGATGGAAACAAGACGCAGATACTTGGCGTGTTGATACCGTCTACCTTGGGAGCGATGCCCGTAACTCAAGTGAGAAAGACCCTACCATCCAGGCACTAGGTATGGGTGGACAAATCTATGGAGCACGTGCTGACTTAATCATCCTAGATGACTGCATTACTACAGCCAACGCTCACGAGCACGAGAAGCAGATTGATTGGCTACAAAAAGAAGTTATTACCCGTTTAGGTAAAAACGGTAAACTATTAATCGTAGGCACACGAATTGCGCCAAGTGATTTCTATAAGGAACTACGTGAACCGAAATATTGGTCAGGCGGTAAAAGCCCGTTTACTTACGTGGGTATGCCTGCCGTGTTGGAGTATGCGGATAACCCGAAGGATTGGAAAACGCTCTGGGCAAAATCAGATACACCTTGGGACGGTGATGCTGATGAACCAGATGAAGAGGGTCTCTACCCCAAGTGGGACGGACCTGCGTTATTCAGAAGACGAAGTGAAGTAACCCCATCTACCTGGGCGTTGGTGTACCAACAAGAGAACGTTCAGGAAGATTCTATGTTTCCTCCTGCCCTAGTGCAATCTTGCATCAACGGTGCTCGCAAACGCGGACCGCTGAAAGCGGGTTCCTTGGGACATCCCCGTTCCATTGAGGGATATACAATAATTGGCTTTGACCCCGCAATGGGCGGGA